AGTGGAAGTTCGACTCTTCTCACGTGTACCATTATAACCAGAGTGTAGCGTAAAAGTAGCGTACCGGCCTTGGAAGCTGGGGGAGGTGGGGCGGTACCACTCACTCTGACCATTTTAAAGGAGTAATCATGTTAGTAACAGTAAGTTCTGAAGTCGTGAAGGGATGGGTCTCAAAGGCTATTCCTTACTATAAGGATAGTAGAAAAGGCTCTCTAGATCGTAATGAGCCTTCGGGAGAAAAGTTCTATTGCGAAATCTTGGATATGTGCTGGTTTGTAGATAATTTAGCAAATGTCGCTACATCATTCACATTTAACGAGAAAGAAATTATTCGACTTACTGTAGGTAGAAGTTTCTTTTAATAATGGCCCATTCGTCTAATGGTAGGACACGAGATTTTCACTCTCGGAACGCCGGATCGTAACCGGTATGGGCTTCCAATTTTGAACAAGGCATTATAGTAAAGCAACTCAAACCAGAATGCCCGAAAGACCCACAAGCATTTAGGTGCCCGTTGAAGCTGTTAGGAGTTACATTTAAAGAAAGGAACTACCCATGTCTGTATACGATGACGCAAGAGAAGCTATTATGGCTTCAAGCAAAGAATCTTCTGTGTACGTTGGTGCTGATAGCATTCGATACAAGAAGAATGGAACTTGGTTCGCGAAGTACACATGGGTTATTGTCCTTCACATGGATTCTAAGCGTGGGTGTAAGCTGTTCCATAACAGTATTGATATCCCAGACTATGGGAACATCAAGCAGAGAATGTTATCAGAAGTTGGCTATGCTATTGAAGCTGCATCTGAAATTATCGATGTAGTTGGTGATAGACACTTGGAAATCCATATCGATATCAATCCAGACCCAAAGCATAAATCAAATGTTGCTTTGAAGGAAGCAATCGGTTATGTTAGAGGTACATTCGGTTTCGATCCGATTGCAAAAAATGGGTCATGGGCGGCTACACACTGTGCCGACCACTTAGTTAGACACTAACTTAACGAGATATTCTGCTGTCGTCTAATGGATAGGACAGTCTGGCCGGGGAATGTGGGTTCGAGTCCCACCAGCAGAATACATTTTTTCAGTTGACATAACTTTTAGATTTGATATAAATAATCTACACGCGGACCTATGGTGAAACTGGACATCATCCTAGACTTCTAATCTTGTGTTTCAGGTTCGAGTCCTGATGGGTTCGCCAATTATTTGAAGGAATTTTGTTATGGAACGTTTCGTTATAAGTGATACACACTTCGCACATACTAACAGTTGGGAGAAGTTTAAGAGAGAAGATGGCACTCCTCTGCGTCCATTTACTTCTACTGAAGAAATGGATGAAACTATGATCGAGCGTTGGAATGCTAGGGTTGGTCCTAATGATACTGTATATCATTGTGGTGACGTGGCCATAAATAAAAAGGGACTGGCTTCAGTTTCTCGTCTGAATGGTCGGAAAATTTTAGTCCGTGGTAACCATGACATCTTTAAGGATGAACAGTATCGGGAAGTAGGATTTGAACAGATTCATGGCGTTCGAGTTTGGGTTGACCGATATATCTTTTCGCATATCCCTCTCCATCCGGACTGTGTTACTGATCGGTTCAGGGTGAATGTTCACGGCCATCTGCATGCTAATCAAGTGATGCGTTCAGTAAAAGATACTGATTATGTCATTGGTACTACTTTCGACGGATCGAAGATTTATAACACCAAGGACGAGCCTGATCCTCGTTATTTTTGTGCAAGTGTGGAAAGGGTTAACTATACGCCAATGAGTTTCGATGAATTGGATATCGAGATTGAGCGTAGATTTCATCAGTTTGGGTATGAACCGCCAAAGGGATACTTTAATGGTTCTGGGGCTTCTTGATTCTACCCTTATGATACCCTAGTTGTAGAGCATTTTCTGGTTTAATTTTGTAATTTCTAATTCCATCATTAAACCAAGATGTGCCTCTACTTTTATCTCCAATTTTAGCCTTGGTAACATCGTCCAATTTAATTCCATATCTAGGATTGTTTTTACCCTTAGTCCTTTCTGAACACTTTCTTATCCATTCTTCACTGAAACAATTTTTAATATTTTTATTCCACACCGTGCAACCTTTATGAGATTCAGATAATTTTCTTCTGGTTTCCTCTGTGACTGGTGGTTTATTTCTCTGCGCTATCGACATTCTTTTTCTCGACTCATCTGAGAAAATTTTACCCTTATTAGATTCAGACATTTTCTTTCTTGTTTCATCGGAAAATTTCTTACCTAAGTTAGTTTTACCGCTATTTGTGGAAAATTGATGTAATCCATCCTCGATTATTAAATTTGCCCATTCTGATGATTTCACTATATCATTTTCCTCTGAAAATCTTAACGCAAATTCGGAACATAATTCTTGAGTATCAAACCCCCAAATTTCTTTAGTTTGGATGAATTCTCTTCCGTGCTTTCTGTAGTGTAATTTCCAATATTTACCAGAGCCCAAGTATTTAAATGGATTTTTCTTTACAGTCATACCAAAATACTTTAATCCGGTAATAGAATGTTGTTTTACGTATAGATAAATAGTCTTGCTGGACATGATTGTCTCCTGTAGATTAATTGTTGAGTGTCTAGGGTCTGTGGAGTTCTTGCTGGTCCTCGCGACAGACATACTATTTATATAGAATTGAACATGGAGTATTCATAATGTATCAACTAATTAGAACGAAAGACCTTGCGGGTGACTCTGGTTCGATGTCGGTATCTCTAGGTGTTAAACATACTAGAGATGCTGAACCTACTGTAGGTGAATGTATCAAGGTAGGTTCACCCGTCCCTAGGTCATTCTATGAGCAAGATTGGTGGATGACGAATCCAGTTGCCGAAATTGTAGAACGAGTAATCGAGAATAACAAGTTGAAGGTGGTATTCAAGACTGAAAGTGGTTCCGAGTACATCTGGTATAAATATTAACATCTACACCCCGTTAGTAGAGAAGTATAACGTCTGGTTTACACCCAGAAGAAGAGGGAGCATTACCTTCACGGGGTACCAATTATATAAATACTACTATTAAGGCCGTGTAACCAGTTTAGTCTTCGAAACTATTATCTGTAATTGGAGTTGAAAATGGGGGTTCGAGTCCCTCCTCGGTCGCCATTTCTGTAGGGTAAAAATGAAAATTCTAAAAGTATACCACGGCACTAATGTCATCTTTGATAAGTTTGATGAAGCAAAGTCTAGAATCAAGAATGATTACTATGGCGGTGGAGTTGCATATTTCACTGACAATCTAGAAGTGGCTAAGGACTATGCCAAATCAATGTCAAAATCTACTGGTAATCAATTAGTCTACAGTGTATCATTGCAGACTCATAAGACCTTTGATATAGATGAAAATTTTACTGGGAAAGAATTGACAAAATTCTTTAATAAAAACGCAGAAGAGTTTTGTCGAGGTGCTGGGTTATTGAAACTTGGAGTAGATAAGTACAAAATTCTAACGGATGTTGAATCCGGAACTGCAGTTCTAACTGGAGACCAAATTTTTGCTGGCTTAAGTTCTGGAATGACAAGAACTCTTGCGGCTAGACAGAAGTTGATTTCACTTGGATATGATTCATTGAGATATAACGGTGGTGAAATTTTTGGAGCAATTAAGCATAATGTTTGGTTGACATACAAAGCTTCTAATGTTAGTATCATCAAGATATATATGTATGATGAACGAGGTAACAAATACGAACGTGTAAGAGGATAGATTATATCATCACTATAAGAATTATTCCCCGGTACTCTAATGGTAAGAGGACGCACTGTTAATGCGTTGTATACGGTAAAACGTTATGCAAGTTCGAGTCTTGCTTGGGGAGCCAATTATAACCTGAAGAGTTTCTAATCTGTCAACTCTTTAGTGCCGGTGGAGATTTCGTTCACTCGCGACCGGCATTATAACCTAAAACTTTTATTCCGAGCTATGGGGTTTTAGTGCTGGAGAGAGGTAAAGACTCGGATGAGCCTCAAGACCAGCGATTACATAGATTGAAGAGTGGAACATCTCGGCTGCTGATCTTCGGATCATAACGGAGCCACTCTTTTTATTATGGCCTTATAGCTCAATAGAAGAGCGCTGAACTGATAATTCAGATACCGTGGAGCGTAACCACGTAGGGCTACCAGATGGGGTGAGAGCCAGAAATATCTCCGCGAGAGACCATGGTCAGTCTCTCACTTTTATTTTAGGGTAGATAATTAGTCCGGCGACTGACACGGTCTTGAAAACCGTTGGTACCTGAAAGACGGTATGGGGATCGACACCTCATCTGCCCGCCATTTCTTTAAGCCCGTCTAGCCCAACTGGCAGGAGGCAGCAGTTTCAAAAGCTGAACAGTATCGGTTCGAATCCGATGGCGGGTACCAAACTATTTTCAAAATAAGCGAAAATAATGGTTGACGTATAATGGTGAAAAATGTATATTCTGAAACATGAGGAAGGGGTTGTCCTTTCCACCTTCAAAATGGAGAATATATTATGACTCAGTTTCAAGTTTCCGACCTCGTCAACGTCAAGATCGCCGGTTCGGGTCGCGGTCGTCCCCAGATGGCTAAGGTGCTCCGCAAGTGCGGTTGCTTCACCGAAGTCCAGTTCCGTCTCGGTCGGGTTGCCAAGGTTCCGACCAAGGCGATCATCGGTCAATACACCAAGGTCTACAACAAGAAGGCTGCTTAATCGCAGCCTTCGGGTTTCTCTTAGAGGAGAATTGACATGGACCTAGATTACATTGTAGATCACATCACCGCAGAAGATGTCGTCGTTCTTGTAGATAGACTAGCGGATGAATTTCCGGAATGCTCATATCTATTCCGATCAAAGTGTGACGAGTGCAATTGGGTGCCTACCCCAGAAGTGCCAGAAATTCAATATTACATTACCGTTCATGGTAACCATGAACCTGATCAAAGGGTAAGGGTTCTATATACACTAAAGAAAGTCTTTAAGATTGGGAACCATCAAGAAGTTATGAGAATCGTCTTTCCGTATGTCCATAAATATGCGTCATTTTGGCCAGAAGAATGGGTTCTGAAGGACGTCCAATCTCTACGAGATGCTGGAATTGAATGCGACTATGAGTCGGTGGTAGTTGAATGAAAAATATCCTACACGTAGCACAAAATTCTACTGATACATTCCTAGAACTTCTGTTCATTTATTTTCTAGCGCTCATGGTTAGCACTGGTCTATTTTCATGGTTCGAAGCTCAGTCACTTCAGGATAGTTTTTACTGGGCATTCATTACTGCTACTACTGTCGGGTATGGTGATATTTCACCTAAGACCCTTGGTGGTCGAGCAGTAGCGTTCTTCCTTAGTCATTTCTCAATCTTCTTCATTCTTCCACTACTGATCGGTAAGGTATTGACAGTGATGTCTCCAGATAGTAATATGTGGTCACATGAAGAACAAGAAGAACTGAAAGAGACCATTCGGGAACTCAAGAGGGAACTCAAGAGGGAACTCAAGAGGGAACTCAAGAGGGTTCTGATTGATAAGGAGACAAAGAATGATTGATTATCCTAGCGAAGATCAAGCTGAACAGATCATTAAAGTTCTGATCGAGCGGTATCCTAACGTTCTGTCTCGTCTGAAAGAATTTGAAGATCGAGAAGATTTGCCCGGTGGTGGCTCTTGGTGGACTTGGCCAGTTAGACCAGACTATAAGCCTATGTGTTATAGATTTTGGTTCAAAGACTTTCCGAACCCTAAGGTGGCTTCAATTTTAGATAAGTATAGTATTACTGGTGACTTTGTTACTAGCCAGAAGAAATACTGGGCTACACGGAGTCTATTTATTTCTTTCGATGCCGCCAAAGATATCGAAGATGAACTAAAACTTGAAGATGATACTGTTAGGCTTCAGGGTTGGTATAAATAAGTAACATTGGGGCGTGGTTTAATTGGTAAAACGTCCGGCTTTGGTCCGGAAGAGTGCAGGTTCGAGACCTGCCGCCCCATCCAATTCCTAAAATTTAGGTTGGTTACAGCAAAACATAACTCACAACTGTACTAGGTCCGAGAAACCTAGGCCCAACCTGTTATATTATGGAGAATATGATGACTGAAGAACAGAAGACTAATATCCTCAATCTGATTGAGGCACTGAAGACTTATCCTAAGGTTAAGGAAGCACTTAGAACCGCTGACGGATTTTGTTGTATTGGAGTTCTGTGTGAACTTAGTGGTTTTATTAGCCATCCTCCTGATGGTCGTGGTCAATATGATTACGTTTACGAGTTTGGGAATGACGTAGATGATGACCTAATTATGCCATATGATATTTTCACGAATATAACTGGCCTATCGACTGATGATATGCATCTTCTAATGAGACTAAATGACAACTGTAATACCTTCTACCCAGTAATCGAACAACTATATTATCTACTTAACAAAATGGAGAACTAACATGAGTGACGAAGTACTAAATTCAACTGCAGCTAAGCAACTAGAAAGCATTATCGAGCGCATTGAGCGTCTTGAAGTCGATCTGGATGACCTTAAGGGTGACCGTAAGGAAGTCTACGATGAAGCCAAGGGTAACGGTTTTGATACCAAGGCCCTAAGGAAGATTATTCGTATTCGTAAGATGGATCGTGCTAAGCGTCTAGAAGAAGAAGCAATTCTTGATCTATACCTATCTGCACTTGGCATTGACTAATGAAAGTTAGATTGTAATTTTTGATAAATATCTCTGAACATAATTTTCAAACAGAGAGCCTAAGATGATTACATTTATCGAATATCTACTGATGTTAGAAGCTAAGGTAGACGACTTCACTGCCAAGTACCCAGAACACGCTGGTGCTATTCAGAAATATAACGCTGCTGACCCTTCACCAACCAAGAAATTTCTTCCTTGGTTGGTGAAGCAGCACATTGCGGGTAAGGTGACACCTGAAGATTCTAGATTGCACTCTACTCTTAATAATTTCGATAAGGTAAGACACAGTCTTAGTGAGAAAGATCATAATACGTATCATTTTAATGAACTAGCAGACGAAGTTGATAAGCACGTTAAGAAAAAGGCTGAAATCGAAGCTAAAAAGAACTCTGTAGACGTCATACACAAAGAATCTAATGGAATAACTGCACAACACATTAAGACTATAGAAGCCTCTAAAGACCTCTATGGTGGCGGTGAGGAACGTGGTGGTAAGAAAGGATGTGAACGTGGAACCTCGTGGTGTGTCTCTGCTCGATCAGGCGGCAATCTATTCGGACATTATGGACAAATGTACACTGTTCATGATCCTAATGACGACAATGCTCCCTATGCGGTACACCCATTCAACACCGGAGGGACGATAACATCAAGACATAACGATGGGGATAAACCATATAAAGGTGTTGTCAAAGATAACCCCAAGATTAAGAATGCGGTTAATGCTATCATGAGACACTCAGCAAAGAATATCGATAGTCAGTTATCACTAAAAGGTCCAGATAATACAATGGCTAGATTGAGAGCTATTCAACATCCATTTGCAACTTCTGACCATATTGATAAAGCGTTGGGTGATGAGAGTGAGCACGTTCGTCTACAGGCCATTAGACATCCTTCAGTAACTTCTAAGCATATCGATAAAGCGCTATCATTAGAGGGCGATCAAGATTACAGAATTCATAATGTAGCTATTCAACATCCTTCGGTAACTCCCGAACATATTACCAAAGTATTGTCGATGAAAGGTAGAAAAAATGAGAATCTTCAATTGCTCGCTTTGGAACACCAGAACGTAACGCCTGAACATATTACTCAAGCATTATCAATGAAGGGGGATGAAAATAGACGTATTCGTCTAACTGCAATTCAACATCCTGCGGCAACTGCTGAACATATTGATAAAGCATTAGGCGATGAAAATGAGGAAGTTCGTGCTGCTGCGATCAGACATCGAAATGCGACTCCTGAACATATCGATAGAGCGATATCTTTAGAAGGGCATGACAATAAAATCGTTCGTAAAGCCGCCCTTCAGCATAACAATGTAACACCCGAGAATATTGATAAAGCATTGTCGTTAGGTGGTGATATTGCTCAGTCAGCGCTTCAACATCCTGCGGTAACTCCTGAACACATCACAAAGGCATTATCTATGAAGGGTAAAGAAAATTCTGGAATTCGTATGTATGCCATGATGAACCCTAAAGCTACTTCTGAACATATCGATAAAGCGTTGGGAGATGAAGATGGTGGTGTTCGTGCTGCTGCTATTCAACATCCTGCGGTAACTCCTAAACATATTGATAGAGCATTATCTATGATGGGTGATGATAATAGAGGAATTCGTTCAATTGCCATTAGACATCTAAATGCAACACCTGAAAATATTGATAAAGCGTTGGGGGATGAAAGTCCTCGTGTTCGTGCTGCTGCTATGAATAACAAAAATGCAACACCTGAACATATTACTAGAGCATTATCACTAAAAGGTGAAGAAAATCAAGAAGTTCGTGAAAATGCCATACATCATCCTAAGGTAACACCAGAACATATTACCCAAGCATTGTCGCTAAAGGGTGAAGATAATAGATATATTCGTGAAAATGCTATTAGACATCGAAATGCAACGCCAGAACATATTACACAGGCATTGTCACTGGAGGGTGAAGAAAATCAAGAAGTTCGTGAAAATGCCATACGTCATCATAAGGTAACACCAGAACACATCACAAAGGCATTGTCTCTAGAGGGTGAAGATAATATATGGGTTCGTGAAGAGGCGATGTGGCACCATAAGGTAACACCAGAACATATTACCCAAGCATTGTCGCTAAAGGGTGAAGATAATAGATATATTCGTGAAAATGCTATTAGACATCCTAAGGTAACACCAGAACATATTACCCAAGCACTGTCACTAAATGGTGAAGAAAATAGAGGGGTTCGTGAAGAGGCGATGAGAATTAAACAAGAAAGAGGTTGGTAATGATAAATAAATATATGCATTCCAACCAAAGGTACTTGACATGATCACATTCATCGAATATCTTCTGATGCTAGAAGCTAGGGTAGACGATCTGTCTACTAAATATCCAGAGCATGCGGATGCTATTCAGAAATATAACGCTGCTGATCCGACTCCAACGAAAAAGTTTCTTCCTTGGTTGGTGAAGTTGCCATAAACCATCCTAAGGTAACCCCAGAACATGTTACTCAAGCATTATCCCTAGAGGGTGATGATAATCAAGAGGTTCGTTATCTAGCAAATAAAATTAAACGAGAAAGAGGTTGGTAATGATTTATGATTTTAACGTAACTCCAGAAGAGAATGGAAAAATTCTCAACTGGCTATATAATGTAGTCTACCCTTCACTTAAGCGTGAAGGTGTGCCTATGATGACACTTGCTGATGGTTACTCTACTGTCGAAGTCCCATATACCGGAGCAATCGGCGGTAATGTGGTCTACAGCTTTACACCTACTAGTTTGGGTGTAATCCTTACTGTAAAGGAAACTCTGTCTGGTCTTGAACTGGACCTGACAGATTACGATTCTTTCTAGTTGACATTTCTCCAGAAGTTGATAAGTCATAATATCAACTTCTGGAGAACAAAACATGATCCAACACTATTCTGCTGATGTTCGTTATAAGGCTCACCCTGATGAGACTAAGGAAGAACAAACTGCTCGCTGGAAGACTGAACGTATTGTGATGCGAGAACAAAATTACCAAGAACGATACTTCAAGTTTGATACCAAGGACGAGATGGCCCAAAAGAAAGCACAAGTCGAATGTGTCAATTATGCTAGTATATGGGAAGAAAAACTCGGGTTTCCGCTTGAAGTTTGTCAAGGTATGAGTATGTAAACATAGAGGGGCCTATAGCTCAACGGTAGAGCAGCCGACTTTGGACACGTTGGACAATTGGCTGGTCCAGCAGACTTTTAATCTGCCTTACGTAAGTAACTTGTGGGTTCGAATCCCACCGTGTCTACCAATCTACTAACCAAAGGAAATAAAGTGGATCAAGTAGTTTCTCTAACGACTAAATAAATTAAGGGCGATAAACTCACCGGGGTGTGAGGGGAGCTTGCTAAGCTTTACGGACTCCATAGTGGGTCTGGGGATCGAGACCTCTGTCGCCCGCATCAATCTCAGGAGATATATTATGGCAACTTGGTATACTCACATTAATCGTGGTGTGATCGATTCAAATAGAATTCACAAGACTGATCTTCCTCCTATCACTATTCGGAGAGGGAAGATTGGTAAATCGTTTACTGCTCATGAAGTAGAACTTCCAGAGAAGACTAGAATTATCTATTCTGCACATGATCCTATTCTAAACTGTGGTGCAAGAGTGGTAATCGTTTCTGAATCTGAACCGAAAGTGATTAGATAATCCATATAAATAAGTAGCAGCTTCACTTTTTTATTTTATACGCTACTCCTCTCCACCAATTATCTGGAATTTCTCCGTTGATCATTTTGTTATCAACACCGTTTGTTATCCAAAATCTGCCCTTCACGCTAGGTCTCTTTTGCTCATGAATTAATCGACCAATGTACCAACCCAAAGATAAATATTCTTCTATCATTGTAGCTTTGATTTTTTTATTGCAACTTCCGTTATTGATCCACATGGTTCCATATTGACTATTTTTAGTACTTTTGACTTTGGGTTCAATTTGACTCAGTTTGGCACATCGATCATAGTTTGCAGAATTTATAGATAAACCAGCAGATATGATAGCTTGTCTAAAATTTTTAGTATTACGGAGTATTTCAATTAATTCATCATCGGTAACTTTACTGTCTCCAGAATTTTTATTCTTTCCGCAGTATGTTGAAGTTTGAGAATGACAATTTGGGCATAATAATCTAAGGTTATTTTTGTCGTCATTTTTAGAATTACCATCAATGTGATCTAACTCTAAAGATAATCTAGCATTTAACCATTCGGAAATTCCACAAATTTCACATTTATATCCTCTTTCATTGATTACATCCTTTTTAATTTTTTTCATAAATATCTCCATTAGGGCGCGTGGTGTAATTGGTAGCCACGACAGACTTAAAATCTGTTGGTTTAATCCGTGACGGTTCGAGTCCGTCCGCGCCTACCAATATTATTTATAATATTTTTGAATTGAGACTTATACAAATAGTGTCGGTTCAATGGCTATAACTCAAGAAATGTTGGATAAATCAAAATAATTAGTTGACAGCATCATAGGTGTGGGGTATAAGTAGTTCATCAACAGCGAAGGAACTTCTCACATGCTCACTCTCTCTGATATCAATGCTCTGACCGATGGCTACAACGGTGACGTCTATTCGGACCTCTATAAGGATGTCCATGGTTGCCGTCCTCGGAACTGCACTTTCGAAAGTCTTGAGGATTTTCAGGTTTCTTGGGATTATCTGGTTGCCCGCCTCGACGAGGTGATGGAAGAGGAGAAGAACCAGAAGATCATCTGCCAAGAGATTTTCGAGAAGCGGGTTAGCGATGTGATGGAACTGATCACCAATGTTGATCGGGTCCGTGCTATCGAGATTATTGCGGATGCTGAAGGTTGTGCTAATGATCTGAAGTGGTATGGCTACGAGAGCCTCGAATATCACTTTGGTCTGGGATATGGATACATTAAGGGAACACTGGAAAAATAAAAATATGACTAAGAAAATCTATTTTGGACAATTCAATTCTTTAGGCGATCATTTCGTTATCAACGGAATTGTTCGCCACTATGCTCAGTTTGCTGATGAAGTTTATCTTCACAGCTATTCACATGATACACTATCACTTCTCTATTCTGAAGAACCTAAGGTCACTGTCTTAAAGGACTCTGACCCTAAACCCGTTCCAGATGAGGAAAATCCGTATCTGTATCACTACCCACCAAATTCACCAGAACATCACTGGTTTTATTCTATCAATCCACTAGAGAAATATAGATTCCTCTCGTCTGATCCTTCAACGATGAGTTGGAATGGTCACCCGGATTTCTTCTATACTGTTCCGCTATGGGATAGACAGTTATATGAACTGGCTGATTTACCATTCAGTATGAGATACACCAATTTCAGACTTCCATCATCTCTACCCAATTCGGATAAGCTGTATGAAGAGCTTGCTGGAGACGGTAAGCCATACATTCTGGTAGCAGACATCATGAGATTGACGAATGAACCTGCTCCGATCATGCTTGATGCAGTACGATCACACTTCGGATTAAATCCTTCTGCTAAGGTAATTCGTATTGACACGACTACCAATATGTTGGATTATACGAAATTGGTCGCCAATGCAGATGAGATTCACGTTGTGCCTTCTGCATTCCATTGTTTTGTGGATAGTGTACCTACGAAGACGGGTGCGAAGATGTTCTTCCATGATATCAGAGCTAACATTATTATGCGGCTAAATACCATTTGGAATAAAGACAAACAATGGATTGAAATTAATTATTCTAGGAAAATGTAATGAAAACACTACTCGATTTAGGCACACAGCCATTAGTAAACAATCTGTGCAATACTGAAGAGGAAGCACTAAACGCAGAACAATTTGAACTGAAGGCGGTCATAGAAGATGATCTAACAATTCGTCTCAATAGTTCTGTAGACCCTAAGAAACTATATTCTGACTATCTCTATAAGTCTGGAGTAGGAGCACCGTATAGATTTCACTGTGCGAATATGTTCAGGGATATCAAAAGAAGAGGATTGAAATACGATACTATTGTCGATATTGGTGGCAATGATGGAACACTATTGAGGTCATTCCAGAGTGAATCTGATATTGAGCTTAATATGTATAATGTAGATGCAAGTTCTTCATTCAGAGAAGAAAATGAGAACTCAAATATTAAGTACACTGAGTCGTATTGGAATAGAGAATTAGACTTACCTAAAGCTGATCTTATCGTCTCCACTAACGTATTTCAGCACACCCCAGATGTACATAAGTTCTTGGGTGGAATTCAAGAACATCTGAATGGTGTATGGATTCTTGAGTTTCCATATACACTAAGAACTCTAGAGACAAATCAGTTTGACCAGTTCTATCACGAGCATTATTACTATTGGTTGATAACTCCGCTACGCAATCTATTTTCTTCATATGGTCTCGCTATTACAGACCTTGTCGAATCGACGATTCATGGCGGAACAATGAGAATCTATAGTTCTAATCTACCTACTGCAGTAGAGTGTACCGAGAAATTAGATCATTATTGTAAACTAGAACAAGACTTTGACTATGCAAACTTCACTAATATTGTGTCACACATTTCAAAATCTTCGGGTATGATTTTAGATGATCAGAAGTTATTTTTTGGTGCTGCAGCAAAGGGCTGTGTATTCCTTAATGCTATGGGAATATCCAGCATAGATTATGATGCAGTAATTGTCGATGATACGGTAGGCAAGCAGAATAAATACATGCCGGGTACTGGATTCAAGATCGTGAGTAGAGAAGAGGCTAACCTAAGTGGTTCAAAAGAAAACTTGACCATACTAGCTCACAACTACAGAAAATATTTAATAGATTCCCTTCGATTAGAGAGTTATTTTACTGGAAACATTTATACGTTTCTACCAACATTAGAGGTCAATACCTTTGGATAAGATTCTCATTGTATATCACCTACATCAAGTAAATAATTGGGAACAGTTGCTTTCTGAGCAGATGGGAATGCTATTAGTTTCTGGATTATTTGAAGCGGCTCATGAGATTTACATTTCGGTGAACGACACCAAGTATATCCCGACCTTCCATGAGAAAGTTAAGGTTGTCTACAATCCCGGATATTGTGAGAAGCCATCTATGCTCTTGGCCTATAACTTAGCTAAAGAGAATCCAGAATCCAAAATCTTCTTCTTTGGTAGCAAGGGTGCTTCGAAGCCATCTTACTATCAAGATGATTGGCGGTTAATGATGAATCACTGGACTATAATGAAGTGGCGAGTGGCGGTGGATAAATTAAACGAAGTTGACACCTTTGGTGCTAGTTGGCACCAAAGTCCATTGCCACACTATTCTGGTACTCACTGGTGGTCAACCGCTAAATATCTATCATCATTAGACCCAGCATACCTAAGTGAATCCGATAGATGGTCACATGAATTTTGGATAGGCACTGGAGTCGGGATGCATTGCTGTCCATATGATAGTAGGGTAGATCATTACAGCACAAGATTTCCAATCTCAGAATACACCTCGGAGTTCTTCAGATGAGACCAACTGTAAGCATTACCTGTGTAGATACTCTATTCTACAAAGATACTATCTATGCACTAAATAGAACTATCGCTACACTAAAGGACAAAATAAATCTTACTCATGTATACTGGTTTAGCGATATTGCATTTCCCGGAGAATGTGATTTACCAGTGGTGTGGATTCCCATTAATAAATTTACTAACGTAGTAGTAGATATGAACTTTGTTCTATTAAAACTAGTACCACAATATGTCACCACTGACTACAATCTCAATATTCAAGCAGATGGCTTTGCAGTCAATTCCGAAGCATGGACTGATGAATTCTTTGAATATGATTATATTGGCGCTCAGTGGTATAGACCATCATACCCTACACATAAAGTGGGTAATGGCGGATTCTGTCTAAAGTCTAAGAAGTTGTTTACTACATTGAAAAGTGTGATATACTCTCATATTCCACGATATCGAGATTTTCCGGGCAACAAGAATTTAGAGATAGATTATCTAAATACTGGTAACTACAGAATCAAAACACCAGATGACATTGTGGGTGAGGATGTTTTGATCTGTAGAGTTTTGGCAGATAGATTAACTGAAGAATTTGGAATCCGGTTTGCTCCATTAGATATAGCAGATCAATTTAGTATAGAAGATAATTATTCCTCACCATGGTTAGGTAAGAGTCTAGGCTTCCACGGTAAGGGCAATGAACAATTTTATGGGATAACCTTTAATGACAACTGAAGAAATGATGCAAGCATTATCTAATGGTAAGTTGCCAGCATATATCAAGAATTATGATGACTACATGGAAGGTGACTTCATTCAGTACTCTGGTCAGCTATGGGATCATAATGAAATTTATGCGGCCATGGATACGCTACTGAATGGTAACTGGGTAGTTGCTGGCGAGAAGGTAGCAATCTTTCAGAGTCAATTCAGCAAGAAGTTCAACGTCAGATTTTCACATATGGTGAACTCTGGTAGTTCTGCTAATCTTGTTCTACTAACTGCAGTCAAGAAGCATCTCGGTTGGCCAGACGACTCTGAAATTATTGTGTCTCCAGTAGGGTTTCCTACTACGATTGCGCCGATTGTCCAGAATAACATGAAGCCAGTCTTCATTGATATCGAGATGGATACACTCAATTTTGATCTTGATCTGATCGAGGCAAAGATTACTAAGAGAACTAAGGCAATCTTCGTGTCTCCTGTGCTAGGTAATCCCCCTGATATGGATCGACTGAAGGAACTTTGTGAGAAGCACAATCTAGTCCTTCTAGGGGATAACTGTGACTCGCTTGGTTCCAAGTGGGATGGTAAACTCATCACTGACTATTATTATGCATGGTCAACATCATTCTATCCTGCTCACCACATCTCTACTGGTGAAGGTGGGATGGTCTGCACTAACGATAAAGATTTGATTACTCTTGCCAGAAGTGTCTCTTGGTGGGGACGAGATTGCTACTGTGTTGGGGCTAACAATCTACTTCCATGTGGATCATGTGGTAAGCGATTTGACAACTGGCTAGATGGATATGATGGTATTATTGATCACAAGTACCTCTTCACTAATATGGGTTATAATCTGAAGCCACTTGACCTTCAGGGTGCTATTGGTTCTGAACAATTGAAAAAGTTCGATATGCTGGAGTCAAAGCGTAGAGAATATAAGGAACGACTTGATGACATTATTACATCCTTTATTGATGATGTTAGGGTAATTCAACCATTACTATTATCTGATCCTAGTTGGTTTGGAGTTCCCATTCTATGTGAAACACAAGAGCTTAAAGAATCACTTGTGGCCTATCTAGAAGAGAATAAGATTCAGACACGAAACTACTTCAGTGGAAATATTCTAATGCATCCCGGATATGCACACCTAGATGACTATAAGAACTATCCGAATGCAAACAAGGCATTGAGTCATGTCTTCTTCATTGGGTGTTCTCCACTATATAATAAAGATATCATCAGTTACATCAGAAAGGTATTCATTAAGTGGAACACGTAAACGTCTTTGGTGGGTCTGGGTTTATCGGTTCTCGATTTGTAGAACTGAACCTAGACTCAGTAGTCAATTCTAGAAATGATTATGAAGTAAAGACTAAGAATGTTTTGTATCTAATTTCAACTGTGGATAACTACAACATTTTTACTGATCCATATCTAGACATCGATACTAATCTTACTACACTGATCAAAGTTCTAGAGACATGTAAGGATAAAGATGTCACATTCAACTTCATAAGTTCGTGGTACGTTTATGGTAATATTGAATCTCCAATGAAAGAGACTGACTATTGCTATCCAAATGGATTCTACGGAATCACCAAACGTGCTGCAGAGCAGATGTTGATTCATTATTGTGAGACATTTGGCATCAAGTATAGAATCCTAAGACTCTCTAATGTTCTAGGTGCAGGAGACAAGAAAGTCTCAAAGCGAAAGAATGTCCTTCAGTATATGGTGAATCAATTGAAGATCAATGAAGACGTTACCATCTTCAATGAAAAGATCAGTAGAGACTATCTTCATGTAGATGATGTAATCTCTGCAATTTCGTTGGTTCTAGAGCATGGTGAACAGAATGAGATTTATAATATCGGTCGAGGGAAACCACACAGGTTGATAGATATCATATGTTTAGCTAAAGCTTCACTACATTCAACCAGTGAAATTATCATAACAAATAAGCCTACTGGATTGACTATCGAGGAGTCCTATTTTGATATTACCAAACTGAAGTCGTTGGGATTCGTTCATAGAATTAGTATCATGTCAATTATAAAAGAGTTAACGGAGACATAAAATGAAGATGTTAATTACTGGATGTGGTGGCTTTATCGGTTACCATGTTGCCAAATATTATCTTTCACTTGGAGTTGAAGTTCTTGGTCTAGATAGCCTCAAGCCTTCAGCAAACCTATCTTTACTTAAGGAATTGGACGAATATTCCCCGAAGTTCAAGCATCGTATTACAGACTTAAATTATATCACTCCACATACGCTAGAAGATATTGATATGGTCATCAATCTGGCTGCTGAGACTCATGTGGATAGATCAATCGAGAATAATTTTCCATTCATCTATAGTAATGTAACCGGAGTCGATAATCTCCTTAGGTGCATTGTTAAGTCTCCATCCAAACCCGGATTGCTACATTTTAGTACAGATGAAGTGTATGGTGACTCTAGTACATTAGCCTATAACGAAGGTGATATGCTGAATCCAAGTAATCCATATAGTGCTACTAAGGCTGCAGCAGATATGCTCATCAAGGCTTATCATCATACCTTTGGATTGGATTATAACATCATTCGTCCAACTAATAATTATGGATTTGGTCAGGCTACCGAAAAGTTCATCCCTAGAACTATCAAGAGTCTGAAAGATGGTTATAAGGTTCCACTCTATGACGGCGGACAAGCCAAGAGAAACTGGTTACACGTTTCTGATACTGTAGCTGCAGTTGATACAATTATACTGAACTGGACTCCATCTAGAATCTATAACGTGGCTGGAGTTCATGAGTTCAAGAATATCGAAGTGGCTGGAAAAATTACAAAGGCTCTTGGATTAAATGGAGAGTTGACAGAGTATTTTGATTATGATACTACTAGGTTAGGTCATGATATGAGGTATCATATCAATGATACTCGTCTACGTTCTCTTGGGTGGCAACCTAAGGCGGACTTTGATGAAGAACTGGAAAAATTATGTAGGGGTTAATATAATGGATGAAATGGAAACAGTAGAATTTGAACTCGATACAGACCTCTCACTAGAGAAGTTACTCGATATGGGTCTCATCGAAAATTCTTTCGATGATGATGGCAATGAATTTTTCGCGATCACAAAGCTTGGTGAACAAATTGTGATGGAAGAACTGAGAAGGAGGATGAACTAATGCCTAATATGAAAATCGGTGATGTCATCACTGTTAGATTTACGGTAGACGGGTTTGCATTTGACGATACCTGTGTAATATTGGCCAATGACGAAATGGCTGATATCCTCGATATTACCCTACCTATAGATTCCCCAACCATCGTTTCGATTGACTACGTACTTACACTAGAGAATTGCAATCGAGTGAGATTTCCGACTCCAATGGGATATGCCCTTGGAGTTACCAAATATATCGGACATGCGTATGTGATTGTGGTTGATGAGACAGGCGCTGAATATTCGTGCCATATATCGGATGTCATTCCTTGGGATTAAAATTAAAATAATCCGTTGACACGGTCCTTGGATATGTTATTATAACCACATCGAAACAAACACGAGGATTTACATCATGACCAACAGTGAAAACACCAAGGCCATCAAGGCTAAGATTCGTGCTCTGGCCGCGAAGACCGTTGATAACGGTTGCACCGAAGCTGAAGCTCTTGCCGCCATGCAAATGGTTGGCAAGCTTCTGTCACAATATAATTTGTCCATGTCTGAGGTCGAAATGTCGGCTGAAGAAATGATCCTCAAGACCATCCGCACTGGCTCCAAGCACTCTGGTGGTGTTTACTGGGCCGTCTATGGGATCGGTATGATCACCAATACGAAGCCGTTTATTCAACGGAATAGTTCGGAAATTACCTATAACTTCTTCGGCCAAGAGACTGATGTTCTGATGGCTGAATACCTCTACCGGCTGATCGATGGTTCGATCAATCGTGAAGTTGTCACCTTCAAGAAGACCGAAATCTACAAGCGGGCCACCTCGGCTCGTGGTGCATCGTCCTCCTTCATTAAGGCTATGGGTATGCGTCTCGGCCATCGTCTGATCCAGATGGCTCGTGAGGAAGAAGTCCAGATGAATAGCTCTGGCGGAAGGGAACTGATGATCATCAAGGGTCAACTGGTGACTCAAGAGTTTGCCAAGCTGAACTACAACCTGACGAGTAAGAAGGGAAATGCCGACATCAAGAATCAAAGTGCGGCTAACGCTGGCTATAATGCAGCGAATAGCGTCAACCTCTCTTCGAAGCCGGTTGGACAGAATTCTTCTTCAACCCTGATGATCGGGAGGGGCTAATGTGGCTTAGCAGTGAATTTGATGTAACCATGGAATATCTAGAGGAGAAGTTCCCAGACGTGGACTTCTCCAATCTAGAACTATTGGATTTCTATGACGATAATGGAGAGCACTATACGTGCTCTCGTTATCTCTTCGAAGATATTGATGGAAAGTTTTATGTCTATGAGGAATTCGATGAAGATTTCAGTGAGGCAGACAAATCTGGTCCAGATGTATTTGAACTAGAGGAAATCACTCTGGAACAATGGAATCCAACCATGATTTGGTAGTTGACATCAGTCAGAGTTATGATAGTATACCTTATCAACTGATTAGGAGATTATTATGGGTTGGATTAACGACGAAATTGCAGAATCAAAGCTTTGCTACTCTAGTGATTTTAATTCATGTGGAGATACTCAGGTTAACGTGTCGGTGCAAAGGGCTGATTATCCCGGTCAGGGATATAAACTATATCGTGTCTCTGTATGGGGAGTTGATGATTTTGGTATGTTATTTGATACTCGATCTGCGGTACAAGCAAGTAAACTATATGAACAACTTAAGAATGAACCCGATCTGAAAATTTCATATCTAAAAGAGCAAGGATTTACATATTTCTAGTTGACATCAATCTTAGTTATGATAGTATGCCTTATCAACTGATTAGGAGATTTCATTATGTCCACCAAGCTTGTTACTCGCGATACCATTGTCCAACTTCTCCAGAACGAGAAGATTAAGGGCGACGTGGTTGGTCGTGCACTTGTGGTCCTTCTGAAGCGCCAGACTCAAGAAGAGTCTGCTGTGAATGCTACGAAGGAAGAGAATGATCGTGGCTTTGCATCTAATGATGCTCGGCATGGTTCCATCTCGGCCAAGACTTACATTAAGTATGGTAAGCTCTTCGACAATCAGATTGAGTACTGGACCAAGACGATGTCTAACGGAATGCCTAGGATCGCAAAATATCACAGGCAGTTGAATGAAGCTGCTGTTCAGAAACAAAGGAAGGCTGCGTGAGTCTGGTGTAATCAAAGTATAAATATGGGTATTGGTTGTTTGATGTGGAGCCAAAGACTGTAAAGACCGGGGTGCGATCCCCCGCTCCTCCACCAAAATAATTTAGGCAGTAGGCAAGAAATTGAGAGGTGGACTTTGCCAGCCACAAACCTAAATTATTCTGATGGGGGAGACTTAGTTTCGATTTACGGTGAATAAGGGAAGCGTAGACTAATCGGGTGACAGCGTATATGTCGAACGTAGTAATTGCAAACGATAATGCATTCATGGAAACTCGCCTAGCGGCATAAGTTTCGGGGGTGGCCAACCGGCCTAGCAACAGAATCGGTTGGACTTTTTTTCACAGGAGAACTATAATGAATATTAAACGAGAAGCACTAGACTATGCTCTAGAATATCTGAAGCTATCAGATGCAAGTTCTTGGACACCTACCGACTTTTTCGAGAAGGTTGTTCCACAATTTGAGAATTATCTTAAGGATGAAACCAGTTCACATGGCTTTAAGCCAAATCGAATTTTCTATATTAATGATAATGGAAGGTCTTCAGATGAAATGGAGGATTTCATGGAGGAATTTGTTGACGAAGTTCAAGACAGTCGAGATTCAGACAAGTATATTAACTGGGTCTTCCAAACTAAAGGCGAAAGTAGAATTGAAATTCTCTAGTTGACACTCACCTAACTAGGTGATACTATTTGAAATACAAACAAATGGGATATTACATTATGAAATTCAGTGATCTAACTTTCAACTCTCTAGACAAGAGGAGCTATGGGCTAAATGGGGTTTATACTAAAGTTTGGTTTCCTAATGGATATGGTGTATCCATCGTTCGACATAACTTCAGCTATGGTCACCGTAGCGGTCTTTATGAAATGGCTATCATCACTGGTAATGATGATAATTTCGAACTGAAATATGACACACCAATCACAGATGATGTTCTAGGATATCTGACGGAAGCTGATGTCGAAGATTACATGGAACAGGTTTCCAAACTAGAGGAATTTAAACCATGAAAGATTTCCGTCCCCAGTGGAAGGCTCTAGCTCGTGAATGTAAGGTAACAGTTGAGGATGTACTCTTTAACTGTATCCTTAGGGCTATGTACAATAGCCGATACGATGATGATTATGGCGTAAGTAAGTTAAAGGTTGAACTAACAAAGTCTTTTGTGTATTCTCATCGAGTACACAATGAACCCTATATTGCGGTTCGTCTTGCTGCTGAACATCTATATAGCCGAATTTTCGGTGCCTATGATTTTCAGGACAGGTTTACTAACAAGCATATCCATCTTCTAGACTACTTTGAGACTCAGGAAGAACTTGGAGATTTTAAGTTTCTTCTGACTGGTCTCATGGGTCCAGAAAACCTTATGTCAAAGCAGTATGTATATTTCTTTGTTCGTCAAGACCTTTCGAAGGAACAAGTGGTAGTTCAGACTGCACATGCTGCATCTGTAATTGCTAGCAAAATTCCCGATAAAGATTGGACAAAGATTAGCTTTGTTGTTATTGGAGTTGCATCTGAAGAAGAACTTGCAGATGTGGTATTTGCTATTGAGCCTAGCATCGCGAATATTAAATTTCGTGAGCCGGATATCAAGAACCAAGTGACTGCAATTGCTACTTATCCTATGAATGCAAACAATCCCAACAGAAAGTGGCTAAAAAGATACGAACTTCTCACTTTTTAGTTGACATAAGTTTGTAAATAGAGTATAAATACTACACAATTTGAATTGATACAGCAAACCATTAAAAACTTGGGACCGTAAGGTCAAGGTGGCTTCGATTTCCCACTTAAAAAAGAAGTAGAAATCAATTCAGTACAATTTAGTTTTGGTTGAGTTCCGCAAACAATAAAACTTTCACTTAGAATGAAACGCAAGATCAACCAGTAAAATAATAGATTGAGTTCCGCAAACAAAAATTGTATCGCAAACACAAGCCAAGATCAATCTGTAATATAATGGAGTAATGATGCCTAAGATTTTTTATGAACGCCAGAAGAACTGGCAAAAACTAAGGAAGATGCAACGCATCTGGAAGCATCAGTATGGTACTATGTACTCATGTCTCACTGATAACCACAGAACCATTCGTGATATCAGAAGCTTCAAATAACTAACTTTGGTTGAGTTCCGCAAACTCAAAAAACACTCTCAAAATGTGCAAAAAGATCAACCAGTAAAAGGATTACTATTATGACAACTTTCCGTAACGCAGTACTATCAACTCCAGTAATGACTACTACGACTAATGGTATGGTGGCTCTACAGTCAACTATGTCTAAGTCCGTCGATCTTTTCTTTAAGATTGGCGCGTCGAGAGGGAAGAACGTTACTTCTCAATTTGAACAGGCGTTCCAAGAGAACCCTGCTGTCGCACTTCGTATCACTCAATGGGCTCGTGATGTCCGTGGTGGTGCTGGTGAACGTCAGATTTATCGTGACATTCTGAAGCATCTAGAGATTTATCACAAGGATGTTCTTCTGGAGACTACAATTCTTCAGAATACGGCTGAAATCGGTCGTTGGGATGATCTATTGATCTTCTCTGATCCTGACGTGAATAAGGTAGCATTCACTCTAATTGCTGTTGCACTTACTGAGAAGAATGCACTAACAGCCAAATGGATGCCTCGTAAGGGTCCAGTAGCAGAAGAACTACGTAAGTTCCTAGGACTAACTCCTCGGTCTTATCGTAAGCTACTTGTCGGTCTATCCAACACGGTAGAAACTCAGATGTGTGCTCGTGATTGGGATGAGATTAATTTCTCACACGTTCCATCTCTAGCCATGTCACGGTACACTAAGGCTTTCAATAAGAAGGCTCCAGCTACATTTGCTTCCTATAAGGCGGCACTCGTAAAGGGTGATCCTGAAGTGAAGGTAAACGCTGCTGCAGTATATCCATATGACATTATCAAGAGCCTACGTTATGGTGATGGGGTGATGGCTGACCAGCAATGGAAGGCACTGCCTAATTATATGAGCGATGCGATGGTTCTACCAATGGTAGACGTGTCTGGTTCAATGCATTGTTCTGCGGGTGGTAGCAAGACTATCACATGTCTAGATGTAGCTCTATCACTAGGTCTATACTGCTCTGACAAGAATACTGGTCCGTTCAAGGATTTATTCTTGACCTTCAGTTCACAGCCACAGCTAATTCCCCTACGTGGTACACTATCTGAAAAGATGTATCAAATGAATAATAGCTCTTGGGCTATGAGTACTAACCTAAACGCAGCATTCGATGAGATTCTGCGAGTGGCGGTTGGTAATAGAGTTGACGCATCACAGATGCCTAAGATTCTACTTATTCTATCTGACATGCAGTTCAACCAGTGCGTTACAAATGGCAATAATACTGCTATGGGTATGATCACTGATAAGTATCAACGTGCAGGATACGAACTACCTAAGGTAGTTTTCTGGAATCTGAACTCACACGATAACGTGCCAGTCAAGTTCAATGAACAAGGAACAGCACTTGTATCTGGGTTCAGCCCATCAATCATGAAGGCGGTACTCGCTGCTGACATGAATGACTTCACTCCAGAAGCAATCATGATGAAGACCATCATGTCGGATCGATATAACATCGATTCAATCTAACTAGAATGGGAGGTAGTGGTTGACATTGCCTCCCATTTATAGTATAAATACTTCTCATACTATTTTGTATGAATATTCTTACTTATGCTTTATATCCATAGGATTGAAAGCGGATAGAATTCGTCTATCCATTTATCAAAAAACTAGCGACTCCATTTCCGTAAGAAGGATGGTATAAAGTCGTTATAAAGAAGGAGGATGAATGTTTCATCCAAGTTTAAAGGGTCTGATGCTGGCCCTAATTCTATCGGCATCACCTGTTACTGTCTCGTATTCTCAAGTGGATGCAAAACAGCAACAAATCGAATGTTTGGCTACCAATGCATACTTTGAAGCTGGTGCCGAATCTCACTCCGGAAAGCTCGCGGTCACGAATGTAGTGATGAACCGAGCCACTTCTGGAAAATTCCCAAAAACTCCATGTGCAGTCATACACCAGAGAAAAGGTAATCAATGCCAATTCTCATGGGTCTGTAGTTCTAAGTCAAGAATTGTCAGTCAAAAGATGTATGCTGATAGCAAACGTGCTGCCGAGATGGTATACTATAGGTCGGTAGGCGATAATACATATGGAGCACTATTCTTTCACAATAGAACAGTGAAACCAAGCTGGTCTAGAGTATATAAGCCAACCGTATCAATAGGTAACCACATTTTCTATAAAGGGTAACATGAGTAAAGTTTCGCGAGAAGTAAAACTATCTAAAGCACTAAGATCAGAAGAATTTAACTTGGCAATTGATAGTTTTGCTAAAGAGCATAAACTTGACTATATTGATGCAGTAGTAACATACTGCGAACGGAATAACATTGAGATTGAGACCGCTGCTTCTTTAATTAAAAATAGCGGTCTCCTCAAGGCTAATATACAAGCCGAAGCGGAGTCGTTGAACTATCTTCCTAAGACAGGAAAGTTGAACTTCTAATGACTCCGCTAGAAGCTTATGGAGTGTACAACTCATTGAAGTTGCACTTTAAGGGTAACTATGACTACTGGAAATATCACGGTAAAACGAAGATCAAACCAGAGACATTCAACGCTCGAAAGGATAAGTACTTTTTCGAGAAGCTATCCAAACACAAAGACGTTATACATTATGTGATGAGCAACATCGTCTTTGGTAATCGAACCATCTACAATCTAAATACCAATGAGGCTGATCGAACCTATAGCGAATGGCTAGGTCGAGTCGAGTCACTAACATATCGGTTTCAGAAGGAACTTGAGAATATTTCACCACAAGATATCATGACAGACGATGGACAGAACCCAGAACTGTTGAAAAAATATTATGGTGGAGATGTATCACTTGAAACTCTAGTTTTACTAGATGAAGTGATGCCATACTTTGAATACTGGGATTTAAAACTGGTAGACACCATACGGTGGCCAGAAGTCAGAGAACTCGGAAAGAAGTATAGACTATTTCTTCAAGATCGATATGACACCAAAAAATTAAAGAAAATTGTAAAGGAAACGGTCCTAAATGAAAACTAAAACCTTCAAATCCATAAAAGAATTTGATGACATCGTCAATAGTATACCAAAGATGGCTGAAGAAAATACTATTACAGTAGAACAGGCATGCCAGATTATTGACGACTGTGCACTTCTCCTTAAACGAAGACTATATGATCAAGCAAGGGTCAATAAATATGGTGGAGTATTGCCTGAAATTCTATCCAAGTTCCCAAGAACCTTAGAGGAACAGGTCATGGAAAAATTTCATGAAGATATCAAGAATATTCCCGGTCGTATCGAGTTTGATCCAGAACGAGCAGCAGAAATCGCTAAAGAAGTTGAAGTCATCGTAAAGGATATGGAGCAGTAATGACCCAAGCAGAGTTTGATGAACTGAAGGGAGAAATTTTCGAGAAGGTAACTGACATGATTTTTGAGAAGATCGTGTCAAATCCGATTCTTATGAAAGACCCGAATGTAGAAGCGGACTATGTGGCTAGACTACTCAAGATTACTGACAGCTATACCAATCCTATGGAAGACTATAGCGATTTCGATGTTCAAGATTTTGTAGATCGTCTAGCTGCAGTTGAGATTATTGAGAAGAAGCAATGATCGAAAAGAATTTCAACTTTCTTTGCAGAAGTTGAAAGATTCTCAGGAAACTGAGTATAAATATAATGCGACATACTGTCGTATAAGAGCGAATAACAGCGAACAAAGGAAATACTACAATGACACTATCATATAGAGACCTAAAGAACTCTAAGGCTTCACGTTTTGATAAATTAAATCAAGAACTGGCCAAACTAAACACTCCCTACGAAACCGAAAATAAAGACGAATTTTGGACTGTCACTAAAGACAAGGCCGAAGTTGGTTATGCTACCATCAGGTTCCTACCCGGTGGTGAAGGTGACGATCTAGGGTTTGTTCGACTATACAAGCACGGATTTAAAGGTCCCGGTGGCTGGTATATCGAAAACTCACTAACTACACTAGGTCAGACCGATCCGGTCTCAGAGATGAACTACAAGCTCTGGAATGAGGGTGGTAAGGCTGGACAAGAAATTGTTAGTGGTAAGGGTAAGGATCAACCCGGTACGAAGCGTAAGACTGAGTTTATCTCAAATATTTACGTTATCAGTGATCCTCTAGCACCAGAGAATGAAGGTAAAGTATTCAAGTTCAAGTACGGACCTAAGATTTTTGGAATGCTTAATGGTGCAATGAACCCTAAGTTCCCAACTGATCCAAAGTTTGATCCATTCGATCTAGAAGATGGCGCAAACTTCAATCTGAAGGTTTCTAAGGCCGATTATGGACCTAACTATGATGCCTCTACTTTCTCTACCCCTGCACCACTAAGCGAGGATGAAGACAAGCTAGATGATATCTGTACGAAGCTTTACAGCCTACACACCTATCTAGACCCAAAGAACTTCAAGTCCTATGCTACTCTAAAGGCTAGACTTGAAAAGGTCAGAGGAGTTACTCTTGATAGTTCTGATACTGGCGTAGCGGAATCTGCTCCACCTAAGCAAAAGGAAGCAGAAGCAAAGCCACAACCACAAAGTCGAGTAAAGGCTGCAGAGCCAGATTATGATGACGATGATGACGACATGGCAATGTTCCAAAGGTTAGCATCAGATAGCTAATATTAAAAGAAAACCCAGAGAGAAATCTCTGGGTTTTTGCTATTGACTATACTCTAGAAGTGAAGTATAGTTGATACTCACGAATGATACTGGATGCGGACGGGTTAGGGACATCTCTATTACTCACTTTATTTTTTCCCAATGGAGAAGTTTGTGGCGCAGAATCTCTACGCTTTCTCAATTCAGGTGTTGGGGTTTTAGGTTTAGGTTGTGGAACAAGTGACGTAGCCTTGTCTGTAGACTTGAATGTCAAACCTTCGGTAATTGTTCCTTTATTGCCTCTATTAAGTACTGGAGTAGGTTTAGGTGGCTTCATCATTTTAGCCGCAACATCTGCTGCAGCATCCGCAGTCTTTCTTACTCCGGGTAACAATGGAATATGTTGAAGAGCACTTGCAAATTTAGATTTCCAATCTCCACCGCCAGATGAACCTGATGAACCTGATCCGCCACCATTCCCCATATTTGAACCATCATAATCAGATGGTGGTGTGAATTTACCACCATAGATTTTTCTAGCTTCTATCATCCGCTCTCTTGTATGTTTTCGTGCAGATTGTTCATATTCATAGTCGCCAATTCGTGCAGCCTCTTCTGGTGTAGTTGCATTTCTCAGCATTCTTCCAGCTTTCGCATAAGTATTATTTAACTCCCAATGAACAAATTCTAATTGGTCATTAAAATCAGATTGGGTAATTGGCTTCTTGAAGACTTGTTGAAATACTGCTTGTCTTGGTGGATGCCATTGTGCAAGTCCGTATGCTTGTTTATTATCACCTCGTTCTTTACCGGTAATTACCGAAGTTCTAAATCCAGATTCTTGGATAAGATTCCCCACAATTCCCGCAGCAGCTACCTTCGACCAACCCTTTGATATAAAGAAATCATAAGCTTCTCTTGAATTACCAGACATCTTCTTCCCAGTATTAGACCCACCTTCAGCCTTTGACTTAGAACCACTCGGTGTAGCACTAGGTTTAGCGGTAGATGATGGTGTTGCAGATGGAGTAGCAGTAGCACCTGACTTTGCAGTATACGTTTTAGTAGGCTTCGCCCATGGATTTGCCATATAATTCGAACTATTTTGAACTGGAGTAACTGTCGTATTGGTCCCAGATGACATTGGCTTTGATTTCTGCTCATCCAAAAATGATCTACCTAACGACATTCCGCCACCAGTGAATGGGTCAGACTTCTCTAACTTGAGATTTTCTGGTACTGTTGTAGTGACTGGACTTGATACTGGAGTGTTTGGAGTTACTGCACTATCCGGGGTCGGAATTTGAGTGGCATCTTCATCCTTTTTATCACCACTAAAAAATTCGCCAACTTTCTTAAAGAATGATTTACCTACACCAAACAATCCGCCAGCAACGACTGCAACTAATGGGATCAATAATGGAGCAAGCATAGATATTACGCTTCCACCCTTTAAGAATCCCATGACCATTTTCATTAGGCCACCACCACCTCCACTTTGGCCATCTCCACCGATAAGAGAATTCAATCCACCTGAAACTACCTCTCCGGGTTTATTCTCTAGATTAGTTTCTCTACTACCAGCAACTTGATCTTGCTGTAATTTTAATTGATCCTTTAATGTAGAATCTATAGAACCAAGGACACGAATCATCACATTCATCTGTCTATTAAGAGCAGAGAGTGAAGAGGTCATATCCGCATTGCGATTAATTCTTATTGCAGTGGCAGGAGAATTTCCATTCAATTCCGAACCACCAACTGAAGAACTTATCGAATTAAATTTGGCACCTATCATACCAAGATTCTTCATGATGTTAAATTTTGGACCAGTTCCACCAGACGCGGATTCTCCAGAAGATGATTCTCCAGAAG